TAGCTCGTTCTCTGCGTCTTGAAGCTGCTTGAGCTGCATCACCGTTTCAAACGCCACTGCCGTATCGCTCTTGCCAAAACCCTTTGGCTTCTTCTTGACCGACTCCTTGGCGATAACGTCCTTCGCCTCAAAGAACTTCATCAGGTCACCGCTGATGCCATTGATGTCCTTTCCCATCTTGATGGCAGCTTGTATCCCTTTTATGGCTCCTTGGGCTACAGCAAATGCGGTAATCGGGTCAATCATTTGTCCCGCCTATTCCACATCTCGAATAGCGTTTTGATCTTGTCCTCCAAGACAGCCACCCGCAAATCCAACTTTGCCAATACGATTATCAGCGTGATGATTGCCAGCAGTATGGGCCATGCTTTCGACAGGATTTCAAAGAAGTCCACTTCACAGCCCTAGTGCTTTCTTGATAAACTCAGCTGCTACACCTGGCCCAAACAGAACTGCTGCAATCACGACATAGAGCAGATACTCCAGCTTTGCCATGCGCTTTGAGCCAGCAGCAAAACTCTTCTGGATGCCTTCGTACCGCTCGGCACAGATGGCCTCATGCACTGACAGCTTAGCCTCAGTTTCGCTGATCATTTTTTCGGTCATGCTGTTACTCCTTTAATCAATGAGAAGTTGATTACAGGAGCATCGGTTGCAATGCCTCCAGTTGTGTAAAACGTAACATTGAAGCTACCAGCAGCAACTGCGGTAACCAACAAAACGTAAAGATTTGTTCCAGACTTTTGGTTCAAAATTATGGTATCGGTAGCCGCCACCAATGTATTTGTCACCGTAAATGTTGCCGCTACAACTGACCCTGCTGCCGAAAACATGGTAATTGCACCACTTGGCTTGCTCAGTGTTACGCCTGTTGTCCTGCTTGTTGCTTGAGTAACAGCACCACCAGAGCCTGTGCCGTAGCCAAGACCAGCAGGAGAAGTAACAAGTACGCCATTACTAGCAGAAATTTTATAGGCCTGAGTGTTGCCGTAGACATTCAAGTCTTGCTGTACGTCCAAAGCCGCAACAGAAGTTGCTCCTGTCAGTTGGATGTCAATGCTTGGTACTGTGTATTGATATACGGAATCATTGGTTGAACCAACCATATACATCTTTGTACCATCAGGCTTGATGTAAATACCAGTAGGGGCTGCATCTTGACCAGAAATACTGAACACGTTGACAAATGCTGATGTGCTGATGTCCCAAGGTGTTGTCAGGTTGTATTGGTTAACGTCATCTCCCGTGTTACCAATTACAAACATCCGTGAGCCATCGCCAGTAAACACAACACCATTGGGGATTGTTTCTTGGCCCGATACTGAGAAAGACTGCAAGAACGTGGCTGTTGATACGTTCCAAGCGGTTGACAACGTGTACTGGTAAACAGTATCGCCAGTAGAGCCAACCATGTACATAGACAAGCCGTTGGGTTTAAACCATAGCCCAGAGGGAGTTGCTTCTGCTGCAACAGAAAAAGAAATGCTGTCGTAGGATGCTGTTGCAACAGACCAAGGTGTGCTTAGTGTGTATTGGAATACCGCATCGTTGGTTGCACCAAGCAAATACATTTTTGCGCCATCAGCACGGAAAAATAATCCTTGGGGAGCGGTATCTTGTCCAGCCACAGAAAAGACAGTTGAGTAAACAGCAGAAGAAACAACCCAAGCCGTAGATAAGTTGTACTCGTTAACATCATCACCAGTAGTGCCAATGACATACATCTTCAACCCGTCAGGGCTAAAGAATAAATCGGTTGGATTTGTCTCCTCTCCAGCAATAGAGAAAGACACACTGTCGTAGCTTGCACTAATTACGTTGACGTTGCTTAGGATGGTGTCACCAAATTGGCTTAAGCGACCAGCAGAATCTATGCGAACACGCTCAGTTGGCGTACTACCCCCATCAGAAGTAGTGCTGAACACCAACCGTCCGGGCATATCGTTTGTGCCGGGAGTGCCATCTACTGCGGCTGAGATTCCTGCCGCTGAAAGAAAGTTAGTGCCATCGTCACCTGCATATGAGATAGCACCGAGACTGTCACCATTTGCAACTACACCCATTGTCCCAATAGCCGCACTTTTCGATCTTGCAAGGTTAAATGTTGGCGTTGCTGATGCAGTTGCAGACCAGAGTGATGTAGTCATTCCTGACCCACCATAACCAGTACCAGCCTGAAAATATTTAGCACTTACATTAACGCCGTTAAATGTTTGCACTCCGACTTGAGTTGTGTAACCGACTATTACACCACCACTTGCATCAATCACAAAAGGACTTGCATCAGGACTAGCCGAATCTTCAATTAAAAAACTATTCCCCGTACCAAAATTGGTAATCGTCAATGGTACGGCTGTCCCGCTGGTCACTGTGAAGCTGCTTGCGGTTGTTCCTGATGACACAAGGCTTGTTGCGGTGATAGCTCCCGCGCCAAGAGTCCCCACGCCAGCCATGTTGCCAGTGGTATCCGCAATGGTTACTACGCTGTTTTGTACTAGCTTGCCAGTTGTGCCATCAAATCTAACGATGGCGTTGTCAGTTGAGGATGTTGGGCCTGCAACATCGCCGCTGCTGCCAGCACTACCGCCTTGTCTCAACTCAACAAGTTGTCGCTCCAGTTCGGGCGGTACAACCTCACCCACATTGATTTGCTGACCTGACGACAGGCTGATGACCAGCGAACCGTCAAAGTCAATGCTTGCATCAGTCACTGACACACCATCAACACCGTCTGTACCATCCTTACCAGGTGTCCCTGGGATGCCTTGCTTGCCATTGGCGCCATCGCGCCCTGGCTTTCCATCGCGCCCGTTACGCCCATCGCTACCGTTTAAACCATCTCGCCCGTCTTTGATGGTTAAGACGCGCTTCTCAATAACATCTGTTACGTTGTCAAACTTCTCAGTGATGTTGGTTTCAATCTTCTTGAACGCCTCAACCACCATCTGCACATTCTCAGCAGCCTTGCGCTGCTGCATCTGCTTGACCTCGGACACAGAGTTGTTGACCGCACCAAAGATGTTGTCGGCAATGCCATCAACATTGGAATCGTTGAAAATTTTATCGATTGCCATAATTTAACTCCGTTGCAAGTTTTTCGAGAAACTGGTTTTCCATATCCACCACGTTGCTCTTGGCATTGTTCATTTGCAGTTCAACAATTTTGCTCTTGTTTTTCATGTCAGCTTCCTTGAGCATGAGTTCAGCAATTTTGACACGCTTGTCAAATTCCTTAGCGTTTGCCGAGTCTTCATTGGGCAAGTTCTTGGTCAGGCTGGCGCTCATCTTGGCCTGCACTTCCGCAGGCATCAGCTGCGCCTCTGTCATTAGTTTCTGCGCCTCGGCCCGGTTTTGCTCGGCTTGGGTGGTGTTCACCGCAATTTGAGCCTGTGCTGCCTGCATTGCCAACTGTTCCTGCATCTGGGCCTTCTGCTGCGCGTTGGGATCTGGCTGATTCATCTGGTCAAGTGCCGCCATCAACTCGTACCTGTTGGTCAGGCTGGAGTTGTTGAGGATGCCCTTCAAAATCAACGGTAGGACAGGGGTGTCTGGACCCAAGGTCTGCAACAGACCAATGAACTGCTGCTGCTCATGCTCTCTAGCAATGATGCCCAAGGTCGCAGTCGGGATGAACTTCATGTCAACACTTGGATACCTCTCAGGGTCAAACTGCATATAGCGGTAAGCCGCTTTTTCAATAAACGGTATCAGGAAGTCTTCTTGAAAGTTCACCAGGGTGCGCTTGTACTTCTTAATGATGGTGGCAACCGCCATGTTCATGTTTCCGCCATCACGGGCTTGCTGGCTCACCATGCCTTGCGAATCCAAGGTGCCTGTGCTTTGCAGCAGCATCCTCTCAAACTCCTTGGCGGTGTTGAGGTTGTTGAGACTTGTCTCGCCAAACTTGAATGGAAACAGAATTTCGCTTGGGTTGCCGTTCACCAGTAGAGCCTTGCCTGGCTTCACTTCAAACTTGGCGCCACGGGGCAACCTGGTAGCGTCCATTGCCATCATGGGGCTGGTGGTCAGCGCCAGGGAGTCGAGGTGTGACCTGACTTGGGCGTCGATGGCCTTTTGCATATTGAAGGCTTTTTCAACGGTCCCGCGCCCCAGCAGGCGGTTGGGCACAGTATCGTCCTGGTAGCTGATGACCGGGCGGTCCTTCATCATGTAAGGGTTGGCCTCGGCCTTGAGCAGCATCCCATCGTTGGCAATGACCACGATGGCCTCGACCATGTTGCTGTACTCGTCGGCTGCTGACTGCTCGGGGAACAGATCGACGATCTCCTCGTCTTTCTTGTCCAGCATCTCCCTCGGCACCAGGCCGTAGTAGGTCAGCAGCAGCACCTTCTCGTCCTGGTACTGGCTGATCTCTTGGGTTGGCTCCAGGCCGGTGTCCTCGTAGGTCGGGGTGATGTTCACCTTGCGGTAAATCCCCTTCTCAATCCCCTCCACGATCTTGTGGATGGAGATGTACTTCTCAATCGCCACGCCCATGCAGTCATCAATGCTGGTGCCGTTGGGGTCAAACAGGAAATTCTTGGGGTTTATCGGCACAATCTTCACTGCCGTGCGCTCACCCTCCATCACGCCAATGGCCGCGGCTGTTTGGCCTGGAACTGGTCTGGTTGCGGCAGTAAACGTCTTTTCTTGCTTGACAATAATCTCGCCAATGCCAGTGCCGTAGATCTCCGCCATCAATTCAATCTGATCGATTGATTTCCTGATCTTGTCGAGCTTGAAATCCTCCATCAACTGCGCTTTGAGCATCGCAACATCGATTGGATTGTTGTTTACATCTTTGAGATCGTCGGTAATGTCGAAAAACTCGCCCTGACCAAAAATGGCCTCCATGATCTCAGCGTGTCGAGTCTCCACGGCCTGCTGGGTGGCGGGTGTAACGATGCGGCTGCGCTCAGATTCACGGGTTTTGTCCTCTGCTGCCCACTGTCCCCGGAAAATACGCTCGTATTCCAGGTAACTATCAAGGAAGTTAGCATTCCGGTAGTCGCGCCAGCGGTCGCAATGCTCGGTGACGAACGCAGTCAGGTCTTTGTCCTCCTGCGATGGTTCATCAAACTCGTTTTGGTCCATATCTTCACCTCGTAGTGTCAACTATTGTATCTCCGAAGGGGTCTGTGTATATAGGCAACTCAATGGTAGGTGCTGGTAATGCTTTTTCACGGTCAGTTAGCAATGCTTTTTGTATCTTTACAAAGCCTGGTGACCTATCTGGAACTTCGTATATGTTGCCAATTTTTGCTTGGTCAATAAAGTCAAGCAAACTTTTTCCAATCTCTTGCCCTTTATATTTTTCGCTTACAGCAATGCTATCAAGCATACCTTTTTCAAGTTTTGCTGCGGCTACAAGATTGTCTCCGTCTTTTATGCGTATTCGTGTATCGCCAAATTTTGTTGTATCTAAAACTCCGTTATAGCCGTTAAAGTCAAACTCAGCAGTAAGCGCTTTTTTGCTGCGTAAATCTTGTTTTTGTGCTCGATTAAGCATATCTTCTCTAAATCTTGACTTAGCTTCATCAGTCTTTAATTGGTCTGCAAAATTAGAAAAAAGTTTATCTACAGGTGTTCCTTTTTCTTGTGGATAACCCATTCGCCGACCAAATCCGTACCCAGAGCTATTACTTGTAAAAGTGTTGTTAGCTCGGGCTAAAGCTAAAGCATTTTTATTTGTAACGCTTTCCAGCACGTTGCCTATTATATTTTTGCCTATTAGCGGAGTAAAATTTAACGCAGTTCCAGCATAGAAAGCTGGTTCAGCCACTTGCATGATTGACTTATATTGAGGGTGCATAACGCTGAACCCCATTTCATCATGGGGAGTACCAAACAGGCCAGAGACGGCTGCATAGGTGCGTGGGTCTGGTAGCGTATTGACATCGCGCTGCTGGGCTAATGCTCTAGCCCGTTCGCCTTGGCGTTGGATATTGGGATTACCAATATATGCCCCACTAAACATTCCAGTTGCCATATCTAAACTCCAGCAATTATGTCTTGGGGTTCCCATTCTTCACTGTCATCCTGCTCAAAGTAACTGGTGACCGCCAATTGGTCAATATACGACAGCGCATCTGGCAAGTCATCGTGAACACCTTGAGATGGAAACATAAGCAACTGGTCTACAAATACATCCCAATCCTCTTCTCGATTAAGAATGATCCTTCCATGCTCAAACCGTCCCTGCAATGACCAAATGATTCTATCAGTCTTCTTCCGATTCCCATGCGTCAAATCCACAATGT